AGTTGCTTTCACTCAAGTTGCTTCCACTCAAGTCGCTTTCACTCAAGTTGCTTCCACTCAAGTCGCTTTCACTCAAGTTGCTTCCACTCAAGTTGCTTCCACTCAAGTCGCTTTCACTCAAGTTGCTTCCACTCAAGTCGCTTTCACTCAAGTTGCTTCCACTCAAGTCGCTTTCACTCAAGTTGCTTCTACTCAAGTCGCTTTCACTCAAGTTGCTTCCCCTCAAGTTGCTTCCCCTCAAGTTGCTTCTCCTCAAGTCGCTTCCACTCAAGTTAATTTTTAATTTTACAGCCATCTCCACCGCCATTTTTAAATTTTCAGTTTCGCACGCATAGATAATATTCCCATTCCATCTATTTTTTATTTTTATTTTCATAACCCCCTCCTAAAAATGTGGGCGAAAGACTCACTGGTTAAAGATTGTCGTTTCGCCCTTAAAGTTAAAAAAAGTTTCAACCAGTGATTAATCATAAAACTTATATCTTAATGTTAACCTATATTTTCATTTTTGTCAAGTTTTATTTCTGGACTACATAAACAATGATTAAAACATCGGCCACAATCAAAACATTTATGGTCACTGCACCCGCAGGCACTCTCCACGCTTTCATTCATTATATGACAGCAGTAACAGTATATTTTTTTAGGCATTTAGTTTATCCTTATTGATTTTCATAATAAAATGCTTTGGCGAAACCTTCGCAACATATTGACCGTGCGTGCATTTGTTGTTTTTGTTTTTCTTCCCAACTGCCTTTGAATTTATTAATATCCATTTTTTGCTTAATACTGCTCCCCTTCGGTAATTGATTAACAAATAAAGGTTTAATAGGTTCGTTGAATTTCCCCCACAATGCGGTTCTCTTTGAATAATCAGCTCCAAATTCATGCGGACTGTATTGATACGTAGGTTTTCCTAAAAAATCTTTTAACATTCCTGTAGCAGGATTTTCTATAACCCAAAATTTTAAATTACATTTTCTTTGATTTGGTTCTATTTTATATTGGCATTCCCATATTATTCGCAAACATTCTTTAACTAATTTCATGCCTTCTCTTAAGTCTCTTGGAGTCCCAGTTGTCCTACAAATTGAAAACATTGTGCAAGGAGGATTTGCGATGATACCGTAAACATTGTCAGGGGGATTGTAGTTTTCAACTCCTATTTTACTGCCTATGAGTCTTACATCATAGCCATTTTTTTGATAATAAATACTATCGCTTCCAATATCGGCGCATAAATGAAGTATTATTTTTTTAGGCATATTATTTCCTCAATCTCCAATCTTCGCCAGTAAGATTAATTATTTTACACAGATTTGCAATACGGCTAGTTAATCGGTCATCATTTAATTTTAAAGCTAAATCATCAATATTTAAATTTGAAGTTATTATTAATCCTGTATTATAATTCATCCATCGGTTATCAATAATTTCATAAAGACAGGAAAAGGAAAAATCTGTCTTTTTCTCTGTGCCTATATCATCAATTACCATATATTCAAGATTTGAGTAATAATTTATCATTGCTTCCTCATCAATCTCTTTCCCGCGCAAGGATCTGAAAATATCTTGGGGCTTAAAAAGTATTCCATTGGGAAATTTTCTTATTAATGCTACAGCTAGATGAGTTTTACCTGTTCCAGACTTTCCATGTAAAAATAAATTGGTATTTGGATAGTATTTTACGGCTTCCAATACATTTTTATCCGTAATTTTATCCAAAGTAAAATCCTTATAAGCTCGTTCCCCCCCAAGCCTTCTAATATCGGTTTGGATTTTTTTCTGTTCTTTTTTAATATTTTCTTCTATTTCCCACATTTTTTGCATTTCTTTTTGGATACAAAATGGGCATGGCTTATTTTTATGTTCAATTTCCAAAGGGGTATTACAGAATGAGCATTTTGGTAAATTATCGCGCCGTTCGCGTTCTTTTGCAGTTGCTTCTTCCATCCGCCTTGTAGCATCTTTAAATTTTTTCGCTAAGGTGGGCATACTTTCCGGGTATTGGTTTTGTTCCATCTGGGGTATCTCCTTTTTTATCATTATCAAAGTTATTCTTTTCCCAAGTCCTAATGGCTGCCTGCCAGCTTTTCATGGGTGATCTACCTATAAGCCAACCTTTAGACTCATAGGAATAAAAAAACTTCTCTGCATCTATATTGTTTTTTCTTTCTGAGCAATAAGATTTGATTTCTAAAATTGTAGGAATAATAAATTTCTTTTTATTAATATCATTAGACTTAATATCAATATCATTAGATTTATTAGATACAGTACAATTCTTATCATTCTTATCATTCTTATCATTCTTGTATGTGGTTAGTTGCTGGTTAGTTGCTGGTTGGTTGCTGGTTAGTTGTTGGTTAGTTAGCTGGTTAGTTTTAATTATTTCATTATCGGTAATATGCTGGTTATTTAGCTGGTTAGTTTTTTGATAGTCGCAATAATTATTAATAGAAATGATAGAAAATCGGTTACTCACACGTCGGGAGAGAAATTTAACATTTTTTAAGATATTTAAACAGGTTCTTATGGATTGTGCAGTTATACCAGTATCTAAGCGTATTTTTTCGCGGCCTGTCATAATTTGTCCCGTTTCTAAAATTTCTTCTTTTTTATTAAAAATAAATTTAGTAGGTTTATGATTTGCTTGCAATAGTAAATATAGGGCTAAATGTACACACTCTGAGTTTTTGAAAAAAGATGTTTCCATAAATTTGCGCCATAACTTGATATATCCTTGATGCATATTTCTATCCTTTTAAAAAGAAGCAAGAGCGAGTCGGCTCGATCAGGAGGTAATTTAAACCCGCTCTTGCAAATCTGTTTTTATATTTTTGATTTTTGATCGAACCTTTTTCATACACATACATATTAGCTTACTTTTTAAAAACTTGTCAAGGATTATTTTTTTAAGATTTCTTTTTCCACTTCCTGCCTCAAAACTTCGCTTTGGTTTATACTCTCAAATGTTCCCTCAAAGTATAAATCTGTGAACTTGTGGATATTTGCCCGAAGTTCTTTATCTGTCATTGGTTTATTTTCCATAGGAAGTTAAGGCTTGTTCTACTGTTTTATTTTTCATGTTAATCTCTCCTCGCTTTGATTTTAGTTTCCTTCCCTGATCCCCCCATAAAGGGATCAAGACTGGAAGCTAAATTGTAAATGCTCTCGTTTCGACCCACTCACAAGAATCAAAATGATTCCTTTTTTGTTTTTTCCAAAAATCATCTGATTTTATCTGATTCTTAAAAATAAATTCATTTTTTTCTTCCAAAACACTTTTTCCACAGTATTCACATATTTCTCGTTTTTTCATTTTAGTTTCTCCTTTACTTCTATTTTAAAAAAGGGTCTGACCCTCAAGAGTCAAACCCTTTCAAAACAAATTCCCGCTTGAGGTCGGGCACATCTTTTCTTCCTATATATAGTATATACTAAAAAAAGTGTTTTGTCAAGAGTAAAAAAGACCTATACTAAAATTGGGCCTTGACAACATACCATTTTTTGTTTACAAAAATTAGTTATATTTTAGTTATATTTTAGTTATAAATATTTATAACCTTGAATTTTAAGAAAAACTATGTTACCATAAGTAAATAAATTGGAGGAAAAATACTATGAGACCAAAACAAATTTTGACGAGTAAAGAAACACATATGATTACAGCTTTAATCAAAATGGGAAAAACTGATACCGAGATTGCGGAATGTGTTGGAATCCCCCGAACGACATATCTTGATGTCATAAAATATAATAATTTAGTCGGTACGGTCAAGCAATTTAAAAACTTCGCAGATACAGAAATGGAATTATCTTTATACAGTATCGGAGTTAAAGGAAATCTAGGAGCAATCCAGACTTGGCTGTATAATCGCAAGCCGAAAGATTGGAAATCTACAAATTATATTGAGCAGAAAATTATAGAAGTTCCCAAAATTGAATTTATTGAAATAAAAAATAATAATGAAACCAAATCTAAAAAAACAAACAGAAAATAGTTTTATTGTTCCGATTAATTTAGTTTCGAATTGGGACAAGAACCCGCGCACTATATCCGCAGAAGATTTTGAACGCCTAAAAAATCAGATTAAAAAACTTGGAGTTTATAAGCCATTACTTTGCTTTAAAGAAAAAGATAAATATATAACGCTTGGCGGGAATATGCGGCTGCGGGCATTGAAAGATTTAAAATATACAGAAGTATGGATAAGTTTAATAAATCCAAAGACAGAAGCAGAAAAACTTGAATATGCTCTTTCGGATAATGATCGAGCAGGCGAATATCAGAAAGATGATTTAGCTACGCTTGTAAGCCAATTTTCAGAAGATATTGATATGTCTTTATATAGTGTGGATTTAGGAAAAGCAATATTAATAGAAGATTTAATTAATGGGATTGGATGGAATCCAGAAAAAACAAATGAAGTATTATTAGGAGATGGAATTAAAGAATTAACTGGTTACAGTTTGAGTAGTTTTTGGAAAGATATATCCAATGAGAATGTTCCAATAAATGAATTTATAGAAGAATTGCCAATACAAGGCATAAAAGGAAATTTAGTTAGGCAGAAATATTCTAAAACTAATTTAGAAGAAATAACTAGAATAGTTAAAACTTATATGAGAAAAGGGGATTATTTTCTAGAAAATTGTTGTGGTTGGTCAACTTTTGGAACGACAGCAAAGTTTTATGGATATAGTGGTATAGGAGTTGATATTTGGGACGTAGCTATTAAACATAGTATTAATCAAATTAAAAAAATAAAAAATAATAGTAAACTTGAAATATTGAATATGGATGGATTAAATTTATCTTTTAATGACAACAAATTTGATTATGTATATTGCAATCCTCCATTTATGGATATGGAGAAATATAGTGGCTTAAAAAATGATATTGCAGATAAAGATTTTAATAGTTTTGGAAATAAATTTAAAAAATTGATGTCTGAAAATTATAGAGTTTTAAAAAATAATTGTTTATGCACGATAACAATAAACGATAAAAGAGATAAAAGTTTTTTAATTCCTATTCAAAAATATGTTATAGAATGGGGATTAAATTCTGGATTTAAATTATGGGATTTTGTTGTTGCAGAAGTTTTGAGCCAAAAGATAAGGTTAAGAAAAAAAGATTATAATATAAAAAGAACTGTTAAATGTCATGAATATGTTATAACTTTTAAAAAACAAGTCTAAATGAATGTCTCCGTTACAAATATATTTACTCAAAACTATAAATGTAAAAACCCTGTAATTGTCAATGTCGGCGGCGCGCGATCCAGTAAATCCTATTCCATAGCGCAAATATTAATCCAAAAACTTTGCAATGAACGAAATAAGAATATAGGGATATGCCGCAAGACACTCGTTTCAAATAAAGCTACCTCATATCGGTTATTTATTAATCTACTAAAAGAATACGGTCGCTATTTTTCATTTGCTCATAATAAAAGTGAAAACTATTACGAATTAAATAATAACCGTGTAACCTTTTTCGGATTAGATGACCCAGAAAAAATCAAATCAAGCGAATATAATTATTTATGGCTTGAAGAAGCAAACGAATTTACCTATGATGATTTTATTGTTTTGCAAACCCGCATGTCTGGGAAGAAATTATCGCATGAACACAATCAAATATATTTGTCGCTTAATCCCGTAAATGAATTTTGCTGGGTTAAAACAGAATTAGAAAAAGACAAAGATATAAAATTTATTAATTCAAATTATAAAGATAATCCTTTTCTGGATAAAGACTATATAAATTATTTGAAAGGATTGAAAAATAAAAATAACACAGCATATAAAGTTTACACGCTTGGAGAATGGTCAACATTAAAAGGATTAATTTACGAAAATTATGATATTGTTATAGAAAATAATTGGCCTAAAAGTTTTGATGATATTATTTATGGCATGGATTTCGGATATAATAATCCCAGTGCTGTTATTTTCTGTGGCATTAAAGACAATGAAGTCTATCTAAAACAAATAATTTATCAATCGGGATTGACAAATAATAATCTGTGTGGTAAACTAAAAACGTTAATTCCAGATTTTGGGAATTATAATTTTTTGGCAGATGAAAGCGAGCCAGACAGGATAAAAGAATTTGAGGATAACGGATTTTGTATATCCGGAGCTCCCAAAGGAAAAAATAGCGTTAAAGATGGTATAGATTTAATTAAAACTTTAAAACTGCATATCCACGAGGAAAGCGTTGATTTATTAAAAGAAATAGGCGGGTATGTCTGGCAGGAAGATAGGAGAAACAGCAAATTGTTGCTTGATGAACCAGTTAAATTTAATGACCACATACTTGACGCAATGCGATACGCCTTGTATACTTATTTTAAAGATAAGATTTCAGAGCCCAGAATTTCAATAGGATAATTTAGCATGAAAATATTTGGATTAGAAATAATTAAAAGCCAACCAAACCAGAATAAAATTATTGATAACGACGAGAAAAGTTTTATTTATCCTACACAAACAGAATTATATGGGTCAGCTGTAGGTAAAAGATTACCTGCTCCAGAATCTCACCAATACCATGAGTATTTAAAAACATATTCAGATTCAGAATGGGTCTATGCTTGTGTAAGCAGAATAACCGATGATATTTCCAATTTGCCTATAACCATTAAATCAATCAAAAATAATGAAATTATAAATAAGCATAAAATTTTAGAGGTATTAAATAAACCTAATCCGCTTATGACTCGTAAACAATTATTTGAGTGGATTGTTGGCGGTTTAGAATTATGCGGTAATTCTTATTTATACAAAGATTTAGCAAATAAAACTATATGGCCTTTGATTCCCTCAATGGTTAATATCGTTCCCTCTGGTAATGCAGAAAATCCAATAAAACAATTTGAGTATAACGTTGGCACGAATAAAGCTATTTATCTACCAGAGAATATAATCCATTTCAAATATTATAATCCGTATGATTTATATTACGGACTTGCTCCTCTGGCTTCCGCGCGCAGGCAGGCAGACACACAAGAGGCCTCAAGCAAATGGAATTTAGCTTTCTTTAATGGTTCAGCAGAGCCATCATCGGTTTTAGAATGTGATAAAAATGTTTCATTAGATTTAGAAAAAAGATTATTAAATACCTGGAACGATAAACACAGAGGCGAGGACAAGGCACATAGAGTTGCATTATTGCAGGGCGGCGTTAAACTTAAGACAATCGGCATCTCGCAAAGAGATATGGATTTTGTTAATTTAAGCAAAATGTCCAGAGAGACAACCTGCTCAATATTTAAAGTTCCACCTGCTATCGTTGGAGTATTTGAGTACGCGAATTATGCAAATTCCAAAGAGCAGTTAAGATTTTATTGGCAGAATATGTTGCCTAAAATTGGATACATTTGCGAAAAACTTACGAATGAATTATTGCAAGACGCAAATAATTATATTACATTTGAAAAATCAGGAATATCAGCTTTAAGGGAGGATGAGACAGAACGTTCACAATCCGCAGATCGCTATCAGCGTATGGGATTTTCTCAAAATGAGATTATACGGGCATTAAATCTTCCCTTTCCCATTTTGACAGGTGAGGCAGACAACAGAAATACTCCGCAGTATTTATTAATTAATCAGGGCTTCGGATCAGGAATGATTGAGCCAGAAAAACAGCAAAAGAGTTTAACTTTACAGGAAGCATCTAAAGTTTCAGGTATAAGCGTTGCTAATTTGCGTAAGCATCAAAGAGAAATACATGTTTTATTTAATAAAGAAACTATTGGCGTTTCTCAAATGGCGAAAGACCACATAGAAAAACAAAAGAATGAAGCATTAAAAGAATTGAAAGTAAATCCAAATTCTAATTCTTCCGATATTTACGACAAAGCAAAAGAAAATAAATCTCTTGTAAATTCTTCTGTTACCATTTTGAAAAATACTATTGAGAAGGGAATGAAACTTGAAAGAAATTTCCTAAATAAAATTATAGGCAAGAAAGTTAAAGCAGTTAAATCACCTGCAAGAGTTAATTTATGGGTTGAAAATTTTGCAATGAAATGGTCAACAGAAATAAATAAAACTACTTATAAGAAATTAGATGATTTACTTAAAGAATTGAGAGAGGACGGAGCAGGTATTGCAGAAATTTCTAAAGAGGTTGCAGATTTTTTTGACATAGAAAAAGATTATAGGTCTGATAGAATAGCGCAGACTGAAACAATGGCGGCATTAAATGAGTCAAGCTTAGAAGTTTATCGAGATGAGCCATTAGTTGAATTTAAAGGTTGGCTGGCGACTATTGATAATTATACAAGAGAAAGCCATATTGAGGCAGGAATTGAATACGGACCTAATGGTAATCCCATTTCAGTTGATGAAGATTTTATAGTAGGTGAAGGCGCAGGCCCTGCTCCCTGTCAATTAGGAGTAGCAGGCGAAGACATAAATTGCAGATGCACCATTTTTCCAGTTGTAAAAAAAGGAGAATAAAATGCCCGTTGACATAACAGAAACTTCAATAAGAATACGAGTAAGAAATCCAGAATTATTTAAAGAAGGGACATTTGTAACTTTAACAATTTCTAAATCGAAAGGAATAAAAGCGGTTGCAGGTAAATTAATAAATCCAGAAGAAGGACATGACCC